TCCCTGCGGGGTTGACGTTGTCCAATGAGCGCGAAATGCTCGATCAGTTCTGCGACGAGGTGACAAAGCTCTACAAAAAGGTTGGCGCAGGCAAAAGTAGCCATGTCGAGGTGAGTGAGCGTGCCAAGGACGAAAGCGTTCAAGTCACCATTTACGTTGAAGGGCCTGTGACGGCGATCGCGCATTTTGAGCAAAGCAATTTCACGCGCGTGACGACACGCATTGCTTTGGAAACAGCCCTTGTGTATCACCCCAAGCTTGGGATTGTTGAATCAATCGTCAAGGGAGGAGCAAAGAACCATGCCGCTGTTTTGCAGCTCTTTGGTGAGCATGTGCTCGGTCAAAAGATCGAGCCAGAAGAGATCGAGAAAAAAGCATTTCGCTTGAATGCCTTGCGCGACGGCATGTTGTCGCCAACAGTCGATTGGTCTGAGTTTGGTGTGGAAAAGGTTCGCCTTCGTCGCGCCAAGTTCTCGCCCATTGGCAAAGCAGGCGTTGCCGTGCATGTTGAGGCTACGCCTGAGATGGATAAGCCTGACGCTGCGCAGGAGGCCTTGGACACACTCAAGATCACGCATAGCTTTGAAGCTGATTACAGCCTCGACTCAGCCACTTTGATTGTTTACATGCAAGCTGATGCGAAGGGTAAGTATCCTCACTTCAGTTTTGGCGTTCAGTCGATGGGGTCATCAACGATCAAAAACCTGTCTGACAAAAACCAATCAATCGCTCAAGCTGTTCTCAAAGCACTGGACGTGATTGAGGCCGAAGATGCGCCTGATGGGTTTGACGCTGAAGAGTTGAAGGTGGCGTGATGAGTCAAGCGCAAATCAACTCCACCCAAGTCTTGTGCAGGCTCTTAGAGCTAGACAAGCCACAGATCAGCGGTCAAGCCTTACATGAGCATTCCAAGGACGGTGCCCAGCATTTGATTCGTGAACGAATGTTGGTGCATGGACCATCCAGCCAATGGATCAACTGCCCTGAGTGCGGCGTCGAGCTTGCTCGGGTTGTGCGCGACGTGTCAGTCGATGACGTGTTGCTCCAATGTCCTGAGTGTAATGACGTGACTGCGCCTAAGCACTACTGCCACAACCACAAGGTGTCATTATCAAAGCTCGTCTCGAACCTGGCCACGGGTTTGAATCTCAACAACCTAGGCTGCAAAGTGATTGATCACGAGCAGATCTGGCGATTGGGGGTTCTGCAGTCGGGCAGGTCAAAGCCTACGACTTGGTACTTTGCTAGGCAGCTTTATAAGCCAAGCGTGGCTGATCGGTTGCACAAACAAATTCGTGATGAAAAAACAGCAGAGTCCAGCATTGTTCTGACCAGTAGCGATTTGCCTTTGCCAAAAGAATCCCCGCTATCTGGTTTTGAAGTGCTTAACCTTGGGATGGCCGCACGCATCAGTCAAAGCCGCTTTGAGTTCTTTGACGTAAATGCAAGTTCAGCTACTCAAATCATGGTGGATGCAAAACCAGATACGACGCTTAAGTTCGTTGAGTCGGATTCTTGCGTTTGGATCGACGGCGTGAAACACATGCTTGAACCTCGGCAGAGGCTCATCTTGCTGGCGCTCATGAACGATCTAGATTACGAGATGGACAAAGCTGCGTTGCAAAGAAGTTGCAAATCTCAGTCTCAGAGCTTTTCACCGAGCAAGGAGTTTGAGCGCAACAAAGCTGTGTATGAAAGGTTCATCCACTACCTCCGTGACGACATGCGCTACCAGCTGCAAGTCCCATTGGGAGAGTCGTACCACTGATGTTTTGAATATGGTTTAGCAGTTGCCATATCTTTCACCCGGTCCTGACGCAAGTCTGGCCGGGTTTTTTGCTTTTTGGACCCATGAAACGCGTTTGAGTAATCCCGTTGAGTAGTCTGAGTAATGGTCTGAGGAAGTCGCTTCGAGAGGATCAATCCATCGATAAGCAGTGCATACGCAAGCATTGCAAATCGGTGGTCATTAACCTTCAAAGGAGCTGCAAATGCAGGCTGAAACTAACCACAGGTCCCGGCACCTGACCCAACAAGAGTTGGCAAATCGCTGGAACAAGTCCGTTCACACCATTGAACGCTATCGCACCGAAAGTGTCGGCCCCGTCTACCTCAAGATCGGTGGCAAGGTCATGTACCGCATTGAGGATGTCGAGGCCTATGAGCACGAGTGCTTGTACGCCAATCCCCAGTCGCGTATCGCAAGTGCGGAGGTCTGAGCTATGTCAAACCTCATGGTCTACCCCGCAGAGATTGCGGAAATGACGGTCAACCAATTGGCCGCTCTCCCTCACGCCAAACTGGTTGAGGCAACTACCAACCTGGACGAGCTGCTCAAGTGGGCAAAAGAAAACCGTCAAAAGCTTGATGCCGCGATGGAAATGCGTTTCGGTGGCCAAGGTCGCGGTGCATTGAACGAATCGGGTCGCGACTTCGGAACGGTCCACTTCAACGATGGCCCCTTGTCCGTGAGCTACGACTTACCCAAGCGCGTGAGCTGGGATCAAATAAAGCTCAAGGCTATTGCTGAGCGCATCGTCGCCGCAGGCGAGCCCCTGTCCGAGTACATCGATGTGGAGTTCTCTGTCTCGGAGAAGCGCTTCAGCGCATGGCCCACAAACATGAAAGAGCAGTTTGTGGAGGCTCGCACGGTCAAAGGCGGCAAGCCTGCGATCAAGGTCGAGTTCAACGGTGTGGAGGTGCAGTGATGTCGTTACCCATCATCTCCGCTGAAGAGCGACTGCGCGAAAAACACAGCGCCAAGATCTGCCTTGTTGGTATCCCCGGCATCGGCAAGACAAGCCAACTTCACACATTGCCCTCAGGAGCGACTTTGTTCGTGGACTTGGAAGCAGGTGACCTCTCCGTGAAATCGTGGAAGGGTGACGCCGTTCGCCCCCGCACTTGGCAGGAATTCCGCGACCTCGTGGTGTTCTTGGCTGGCCCCATGCCAACTGCAACCAAGGACCAGACCTTCTCGCAAGCGCACTACGACCACGTATGTGAAAAGTATGGCGACCCCGCGCAGTTGGCCAAGTACGACTACTACTTTGTCGACAGCCTGACCGTGCTCTCTCGTCTGTGCTTTGCATGGTGCAAAACCCAGCCTCAGGCGTTTAGCGAAAAGACGGGTAAGCCTGATAGTCGCGGTGCGTATGGCTTGCTGGGTCAAGAAATGATCGCAGCGCTCACGCACCTGCAGCACGTTCGAAACAAGCACGTGATCTATGTGGCCATCTTGGAAGAGAAAACGGATGACATCGGTCGTCGCAGTTTTCAGCTCCAACTCGAAGGCAGCAAGACAGGACTTGAGTTGCCAGGCGTGCTCGATGAAGTCATCACCTTAGCTCCCATCAAGGACGAGAACGGCGGCACTTATCGCGCCTTTGTCACTCGCACTGACAACCCCTACGGCTTTCCAAGCAAGGACCGCTCAGGGCGACTTGAAGCACTCGAGCAACCCGATCTGGGCAAGTTGATCAACAAGTGCCTCAACGTCGATGCGAACGAGTTCGCACCCACACACACCGAAACCAACATTTAAGGAATTGAAATGACTACAGCTCACGCACATGGTTCCAGCTGGAACGACTTTAACGACGCCCAAGCTCAGCAGGGCAGCTTTGATTTGATCCCCAAGGGGACGATCGTTCCCGTTCGCATGTCCATCAAACCCGGTGGCTTTGATGACTACACCCAAGGCTGGACCGACGGCTATGCCACTCAGTCCAATGAAACGGGTGCGGTCTATCTGGCTGCCGAGTTTGTTGTGACCGCTGGCGCTTATGCCAAACGCAAGATGTGGACAAACATTGGTCTGCACTCAGCCAAAGGCCCAACTTGGGGACAAATGGGACGCGGCTTCATCCGTGGTTTGCTCAACAGCGCACGCAACGTGCACCCGCAAGACAACTCACCCCAAGCCTCTGCTGCACGACGCATCAACGGTTTTGTTGACCTTGACGGTATTGAGTTCATTGCCCGTGTTGACATTGAAAAAGATGGCCGAGGCGACGACCGAAACATCGTTCGTTTGGCTGTTGAGCCAGACAGCAAGGAGTACGCAGCCTTTATGGGTGTGCCAAGCAAGGTTCAGTCAGGCGGCGGCAGCTCAGGTGCACCAGCGGCAACGCCTGCCCCCGCATACGCACCGCCAGCCAACGTGCCAGCAGCTCGTCCCGCAGTAGCTGGCAAGCCCAGCTGGGCGCAATAACAGGCGGGGAGCATGAAATGTTGGGTCTGCTCAAGAGAGGCCAAGGGCTTCTTGCACACAGATACCCGTCAGCGGGTGGGTACGCCCGCCCGCTATCCCATGGACTGGGTGTTTTGCTCCCCACGTTGCCAGCGTGCGTTTCACAGCATGTATGGCAGCTGGGTCAGGGCAATCGACAACGAAACGCATTCGGAGGCAAGCATGGTTGATGCAACTGAGCTTGAGCTGCGAAGCATGCGCAAGTGTTTGAAGTTCTTCGGCGAAGCGGCGGCTGAGATTGGCTTTGACAAGCCCCTTGGCAGCTACTCCGAAGAAGAGGCGCTCAGCGTCATTAACGCCATCGTCACAGCCTATGTAGAGGCCATGACGCTGGAGCATGAACAAAACAAATATCCCCCAGTTCGTATGACGGATAAGCCAGTAAGCGACCCCATCAAGGACGCGGCAAAAGTGGCTTCAACCAATCCGTTTGCGGACATGGAGGATGACTTACCTTGGGAGGTGAAGCCATGATGGACTTCAACTCAACATCTAGCGTGAGCGGACAGATCGAGTGGTTGATCGATCACGCCATGCAAAAGCGAAACGAAGCGACAACGCCACGAACCTATCTTGGCGGCTCAAGACTTGGAGCAGCGTGCGAGCGACAGCTCCAGTACGAATACGTCAAAGCGCCTGTTGATCAGGGCAAAGCATTCTCAGGTCGGATCCTGCGCGTCTTTGAACGCGGGCATCGAACGGAGGACATGGTCATCGATTGGTTGCGCCTGGCAGGCTTTGAGCTCAAGACGCACAAAAACGATGGACACCAGTTTGGGTTCTCACTGGCACAAGGTCGCCTGCGTGGCCACATTGACGGCATCTTGATTGGTGGGCCCGAAGGCTTTGCATATCCCGCTTTGTGGGAAAACAAGTGCCTGAGCTCAAAGTCGTGGAAGGATTTGGTCAAGAACAAGTTGGCTGTGTCTAAGCCCGTCTATGCGGCCCAAGTGGCCGTGTATCAGAGCTATCTGGACCTGTACGAAAACCCCGCGCTTTTCACGGCGGTCAACGCCGACACGATGGAGATTTACGCAGAGCTCGTTCCCTTTGATGCACCCCTGGCGCAGCGAATGTCAGATCGTGCCGCTCGCATTCTCAAAGCCACAGAGGTGGGCGAGTTGTTGCCGCGAGCGTTCATGGATCAGACGCACTTCGAGTGCAAGTTCTGCTCATGGTCAGACCGTTGCTGGGGAGGTGTGTGATGAATATCGACCCTCGCAAGTTTCACAAACCACAAGAGCCGCTAGTCAAGATTGCGACCATCTTTCGGATGTTCTCTCGCCAAGCGCACCCACAAGGCCCAGAGGCAAATCTGGTCGTGGGCGTTATCTGTCAGGCCATCTATGACTGCCTGTATGCATCCCTAGTTGAAAAGTCACGTGCACGGAACTTCTTGCAAGACGAGCGACTGCATGTTTGGGCCAGCACTGTGAGCTTGGATGCGGACTTCATTCGTGAGGTTGCCAGCAAGACCGGTTACATGAGCAGCGTGCCCCCACACAAGACAGCTAAGAAAAAGAAGGAGGCACAGCTTGCTTGATTTCAACGATGCTGGACAAGCGTCCTCCAACAAAACGCAGGCATCTGCGGATCAACTACGCGACCGTGTACGCGAAGCATTGATTGACAACATTGAGAGCGTGCTGACCTACTTGCTCCCAGCGGGTGTGTTCAAGCGCAACTGCTTTTATGTGGGCAATGTGTATGGCGCTCAGGGTGACAGTCTTGAGGTGTTGCTCACAGGTGCGAAGGCAGGGCTGTGGACGGACAGAGCCGAGGGAACGGGCGGGGATTTGTTTCACCTGATTGCGGGCAACCGCAACTTGGATGTCAAAAACGAGTTCTCACGCGTTCTTGAAGTTGCCCAAGAGATTCTTGGCATGCCCAAGGTAGATGTGCCCAAGGCTAAGTCCAAAAAGGCAGGCCCAGTCGTTGATGAGCTTGGTGCACCCACAGCCAAGTGGGAGTATCAAGACGCCTCAGGCAAGTTGATTGCTGTTGTCACGCGCTATGAGCCCGAGCCTGGCAAGAAGGAGTTTCGTCCGTGGGATGTCAAAAAGCGTCGCATGG